CGTCCTCGCTCCACTTCTCGACCTTCACACGGCCTTTGACACGCACCAGCGCGCCATTGGCGACTTCCATGATCTTCTCAGCCACTTGTCCCCACGATGACAGCTCGAACTCATCGAAGTCTTCGTGGAATCGGCCATCTGCATCCGTCCAATGCCGAGCGATTGAGATGACCCGTCGGACCATCAATGCGCCGCTCTTGGTTTCTGTCTGTCGGCTGATTCCTCGTAGTTCTCCGATCAGGTAAACTACGTTCTCTGTGGGCGTGGCAGTATCATTTAATGTCGTATTTGATGCACTCATTGGAAAACGCAACCTAGTTGACGGTAGCATTCCATTCGCTTCTTTGCGTGGTATGCTCCGATGGGGTGGAACTTGTCAGAAAAGTCCAGAATTGTCGCACAGTTTTTGGAATCTGTTTTCCGCAATGCGCGGCTCGCTCGCTGAATCGTCTTCTGCGATGACCGTCCTCCGCTGACCATGATCAGCAGCTCGACATTCGGCAGATCCAATCCTTCGTCGGCCAATGATGTCGCAATCATGGTCCGCAGGTTCCCGGCTTTGAACTCTTCCATCGCTGCCTTGCGCTGCTTCTTGCCGATCTTCGAATGGACAAGGAGCGAGCGTGGAATCGCTGCCTCGTACTCCTCGCCCAGCGTGATGCGCGGTATGAGGATGAGCGTCTGCATGTCGAGGTGTTCAATCGCGTAGTTGATGGCGTACTGATTGCGCACATCATTCTGGCAGATGCCGATGTCCACTAGGGATTCCCAGGCGCACATGCGTTTTAATTCGTCGTCACTTATCCGCATGTACCGCCGTCTTTTTACAAACAGACGGTCGATGTTGTCGTCGATCTTCTGCTTCAGGTTAGGATCGGTGGCGTCAGAGAGGTGAAGGTAAGCGTCGGCCAATGAATCGCCGATGTCGCTTCGCTTGATTTCGTAGGTGCGATTGTAGAAGAGCCTTCGCGTTACGGCGTTGCGTTCTGGATCGTCGCACCAAGGGGTTGCGTCGAATCCGTAGTGCAGCCCGTTACAGGACTCGATGATGCGACGCCATCCAGCGGCAGGACTGTGCTTCGCTTCGTCCACTATAAGAAGGTTCTTCTCGCTGAAGTCTACCGACTCATGCGGACAACGAACGTCTACGATGCTGTCAGCAATTCCCGCGACTCTCAACGATGTGCGCGCTTGCTGACATGTCTCGCGTGTTGGAGCAAGCCATCCAAACCACATGTTAGGATATAATTCGTGGTAATGCTTGATGATGCTCGCGGCAATCCATGTCTTGCCGCTGCCAGCCGGTGCGATGATCAGGCCGTCGCTAGTTTTGGCCCACTCTACTGCGTTCTTTTGGTAGTCTCTTAGATTCATAGTTTTAATTACACTTAATTTCAAAATACTCTCTTCCGTTTAATTTTGTTTTTATGTGTTGATAGGTTTGAATGTTACTGTTCCACGCTAATTCACATCCACATATCGAACACAACGCGGCGGCTCCAATACACATCTTAAAATTTGAAACAAACAATTTAGAGGATCGATGCTCTCCAATGTTTTTTTCTAAATCGCAAACAACCACATTTACTTCAATGCCACATGATTCTAGTGCTTTATGAATTTGCAATTGTTCTTCCGATGGTGAATCGTTTTTTGATTTAACTTCTACACACGAAACTATTCCGTTTCGGACAACTAAAAAATCCGGCCACCCCCGCCTGTAAACGGTTGTTCCATGATATGAAAGCAACGACTCGTAAACTTTAGACTCTCTCAGATTCATAGTTTTAGGAAATTTGCCCCTCCGCCCACTGCTTCATAGCGAGCGAAGGGTATTGTGCCGCCCACACGGGAGGCTTCGCCGTCAAGCGTTAGATGCCGATGAAGTGCGTGGTTCTTGCGTGACACGCTTTCCATCGATCATCTGGCGCAACGCCTGGGTAGCGAGAAAGCCGATCTTGATTCCGTTCTCTTCGCAGTACTTGCGAATCTCTTCATGCAAATCGGAATCGATGGTGATGACTGTCTTCTTGTTTTTGGTTTTCATGGTTTCAACGCCTCTGCGGCAATCTGAGATTCGGTCGAGCGATTGCCTCGGTAGTCCTGATTTGCGATTCGGCGGAGGGCGGATTCTAGGTGGCGGATGCGGTGGTTGGCTTTATCGAGTGCTATCTGTTTTTGTATGTGAACCCCTCTGGCGTAAAGAAGGGATTCGTGAGCGGTGTTGAGCTTGCTTTCAATGTCGCAACTGTGGTCCATCCAGACTTCATGGTCTGTTTTGGTGTAATCGTCGCGTGTTCTCAGGTATTTATTGACCGCATCCGTTCTTGGGGTGGCACTCACAGCTTGTCCTCCTTTGCTTTGCACCATTTATGGGACAGGAATGGATCGTCTCCAAGATTCCTACTGTTCGACAACCATCTTGCCATTTCATCACCTACCTCCTCCATCCGCTTTATCCGCTTTTGAGTGCCGGTCAGCTCTCGCTTCAAAAGTCCCATGACATTTGAGCCAAGCAGAGCAGGATTCTCTCCGATTACTCCTTCGTACATTTCCTCCAACTGCTTGATCCGATCCTCCCGCTTCCTGACCTCCAGGGCGATTGCGCGGAGTTCGCGGGAGTCGTACCAGTTTGGTCCTTCAGCGATATTTAGGATTCGTTGCTCTACACTCACAGCTTGGCCTCCTTGGCTTTGGTCCAATTAAACGCTGATACCTCGCATTGATCTGACGTGTACCAGTCTTTTCGAGTGTTATTCAGGATTGAAGCCATCGCATCCCCCGCCTCCTCCAGCCGCTGGATGCGGTCTTTGAGTTGAGTTATCAACGCGGCAGTCTCGGCGGAATACGACTGCGGCTGAGGTGGTTTATACTTCACAGCTTGGCCTCCTTGGCTTTGGTCCACTGCTTAATGGCTTCCGATTGCAGGAAACTGATGTCTCCCGTGTTTTTTGGGCAGAAATACCACAGCAACGCATTACCCGCCTCCTCTAGCCGCTTGATGCGCTGATTGGCTGCGTTGAGTTCGCGTTCGATGTCGCAACCAGTTTGCCAAATGGCTCCGTCATCATGTGCTGATTCGTCCATCCTCGGCGTATCGCCGACCATTTTGTTGGTGTCACCAAGATGGTTCATCGAGGAGCCTCCTCCACCATCTGGTAGGTGGCTGCGAATATATCAGGCTTGCACGGATAGTGTTCTCCCTTCACGCCAGTGATGATCCAATCGCCGGGAGTAACTACATGACCTCCTTCAAGAGTCTCTACCCATCCGTTTTCAGGTCGGATGCATGTTGCTGGCTCTACTGCTGGATGATCGCCATGCTTGAACCATTGCGTCGCCTCAATGATAATTGGTTTCTTGCGGTATTTCATAGCTTGACCTCCCTCGCTTTGAGCATTGCGTCGGCTGCTTTGTAGGCGTTCGCTGCGTCCTTTTCCCAGCTTTCGCCCCCTCCATCAGCCAGCAACCCCTGCAACGCCGCCATTGCGAATTCGTCGCGCAGGGTTTTGGTCGTTGTAACTGACACTATCGGGTAATACGGCGTTGGTTGATACGGAAGCGTTATGCCTCCTTCTGTTTTCTGTGCAAGCGTTGCCGTCGGAAACGCCGGTCCTCCGTCGTTGATTGGTTGGTTCATTTCGCCTCCTCCCATTTACCAATCGTGCGGAGGAAAGCCTCTGCTCGTTGGGATGCGGTGGCGTGAAATACAGCAAACTGTCTGTCAGCCGGGAAGACTTCTGGCGTTGCACCCATATAATAGGTTCGATTGAGTCCAACAGATCTAAAAAGATAATTTACATATTGAATATACAGATCTGTGCTTAGTATAAACTTCTCCGCCTCATGCATGGCGTTGAGGTCGTTGAGGTAGTCGGGGATTCCAGCTGAGCCGTAATCTTTACCTATTGGGAACCATGAACCATCAGGCCGTTGGACTCGGCCATGCGCTTTAGCGATAGCAATGCGTTGTTGTTCTGGATTCATTTCGCCTCCTCCACGACCCCACACGGGAGCCACGTTTTACCGCCGTCGGTGCTGTGTTCGTTTTTATCAAGCCACATTTCCCTGTCGCATTGGGAACTCACCCATTGGATGAGCGCTCGGTCTTGCGGGTTGCGTTTGCTCCTCATCCACGCCCCCAACGGCACCTCATCCGCAGTCCACGGGCGGTAAGTCGGATCGGGAATCACGCAGTAGTCCTTCTGCTCCCAGTTCCATGTCGGGACATATAGGATGCCCAACACAGGCTCTGTGGACCTCCTAGGACGAGTTCCAATTTTCTTACCGTTTGCGTATGCAATCATCACGTTTGCAGCTTCCAACACTTCTTGTTTAGTCATTTGTTCTCCTTTGCTTTGGCCCACAGTTCAGCGGTTTGTTGAGTAGCGTAAGGCTCCATCATATCTCCTGCCGCTATCAGCATTTTGATTCTGTCGTTTGCTTGGTTCAGTTCGTTCTTAAGTTTTCCAATCGCATGATGCGTGTGCTTCATGTTCACTTCGTTTTCCAATTCAATGATTCGCTTGCGAGCTTCAAGGAGTTGACCTTGAAAGCTATTGTTATTGTGTTTCTCGGCAATGTTCCTCCAATAACAGACATCACACAGGTCTTCTCCAGAGCCGTCTCGCCCATGACAATGGTGATTGATTGCGTAAGAATAGCAGCGTTTGCAATTCACGGACTCACCTCCTTCGCTTTCCACCATCTGTTGACGTTTTCCATGTCTTGGTTGTCTCGGAGGATTTCATCCCCAGCGTGTTGCAGAAGTTTGATTCGTTTATTCTGCTCCTCCCATCTTTCGTAGAGCAGAACAACTTTTCGATTAAGCATATTAATCTCGGAGTTGGCTTCGTTAAGCTCATCCTCTAGTTGTTTCGCAAACGGAGCATTTACCCATTGGGAGTATTCAAGAATGACGATTCGTTCGTCGGTGCGCGGTGTGTCGCTAACAGACTTTATGACTGGGTCGCTCCCTTGAGTTGGTGTGTCGTTGATGGCTTGGTTAATTTGGTTCTCGGATTCACCGATGAGTGGCGGGACGCTGTCAGCCATCAGTACAGCCAATTTTGCGATTCGGGCGTACTCGGCTTCGATTGTTTGTTCGATGTTCATTGCTTGTCCTCCACTTTCACCATCTCAACAAAGTTCAATCGGTTCTTTTCGTTTATCGCGATACCCAATCCGTTGCGACGACAGTACAACTCGATTGCGTTGTAGACCTCGTCCATTGTCTTTTCTGGTAGGTAGAGGGATAGAAGCCCCATGAATGTCAGACGGTATTCCTGCTCTTGGTCTTTGGTTTTCTTGCTCACTTTGTTTCCTTTCGCTTGATGTACTCTTGAATAGCTTCGTCGGCCACTCCTTGCATGTTGTAGCCGTTCTTTTGAGCGTACGACTTCAACTCGGCATGAGTCTCAGGACTGACCAACACAAACTTCACCGGCTCTCGAACTCGCTTTGGTTTTTTATCGTTCATTGTATTCTTAGGTTTTGAGCGTTATCGCGGAATGCGCTCCCCTCCGTGCTGCTTCTTAAAACGGCTTCTCTTCAGGTAAGAGCGGAGCCGCTGCCTTCATGTTCTTCACACGGTACGTCTTCTTCTTCTCGCCATTCAATTCGTACTCCTCAGCACGAACAAAGATGGCCAACTCCAATCCGATCATCGACCGGAGGAACGCAGCGTAACTGCCCTTCTTGCCGAGGAAATCCACTTCGGTTCCGTCCGGCACGTTATGATTCGTCGCTGCCACAAGCTGATTGACTCGGAACCAGACATTCTCCTGGTTGATGAAACGGTCGGAGATGCTCGATCCGTCCTCGGTGACAAACGTCACCTTGCAGACCTCTCGACCCTTAGCGTCAAGACTCTCTTCGACCTTGGTGACGGTGACGGTGTATTCACCTTCTGCGTTGATGTAATTGCTGCCTGCGTCTTTACGATTTACGGTAAACATGGGTTCTGATTTTGTTGTTATTGTTCGGATTTATTCAAGACCCACTTAGGGCATGAAAGGGTTTGCACGGCTGTTGGGTATGCTGGCCAACTATCCAGTGCTTTGCATTCGTGGAGCAGCGTGATGGCCTTCCTGCGAAGGTTCGCACCGGCCTGAATCCATTCGGCGTCCAGCTTGTAAATGCCGACCGCATACGGTGCCTTACGCTCGACGGCGACGAAGATGAAGTTCTCGGCCCCAGTCATCTCCAGATAATGCGCGGCCTGAATGTGGTAGCCGAAGCTCGTCACGGTACGGCTGAAACCTTCAACCGTCGCGTCGTCGGTCGTCTTAATATCGACGAGCGTGTCGTTATCGACCCACAGATCGGGACGCGCCTTGAGAGGTAGGCCAGTCTCCTCATCTTGAGCGAAGACGCTCGCCTCGATCTTGTGCGGCAGATTGATGATGTCCCAGAACGGATGTCGGCGGACGCTGTTCGCGACGCCCTGGATGTCGATGTCTTCGGCGTGAGTCATGTGGATGCGGCTCTTGTGCTGCTCCTTCCACGCTTTGCCTTCTTTCGTACGACCGTCGATGTCAGGCGGAACGACCGCGACGACCTGCGAGTACAAGTGCGGTTCGAGAACAGCAGTGTGAATCGCCGTACCCATCTGCATCGCTTTCGTCGGCTCCTGATGCTCCTCCAGCGCGGCTTTGTAATGCGCCGGGGACTTTAGGATCTTGGACATCATGCTCTTCGATAGAGCGTCAACGGCATGGTACTTCTCAGCGGCCATGTCGAAGTTGATGTGTCGGTTTAGAATGCTCATTTTAACCTTGGGTCAGAATTTCCTCGTCGGTCGGCCAAGTTGTTCCTTCAGTCTTTGACCAGAAGTTCTTGGCAACATCTTCATTTCCACCAGCAAGACGCAGGTACTCAGCCTTCCGCTCAGCGCGGACCTTTGCGTTGTACGCCTCTTGACGCACCGCACTGTACTTCTGAATGCAATCTTCGCTCACCTTGTCGAACTCTTTGTCGTCTTGAAAGTATCCCTCAAACTTTGCGGCCTTTTGAGAACCTATTTCGACACCCACATATTTCGTCACCACTTCAGGTTTGTCGTTGGTGATTTTAATCGTTGGATTGCTGTAGCTGCTTTCTTCAATGCAGATCATTCCTTCCAAGGCTTTCTCTGCGAGTCTCTCATCGAGGAACGCAAAGTTTGAGTTGTGGTATCCGATCTTGAGGCTAAACACCTTGATGGCCTCTGCGGGTTTCTGATAGCCGCGCCACTCGCTGCGACGCAGTGCTTCGGACAATGTAATCGGCGGCTTGATGCTTCGCTCGATTGCTTCTAACAGAATGGAGTCGTTCAACTCCTCGTTGGTCAGATCGAGGATTTCGTTTCGGCTAAGTTGGGAAAATGCCTTCATGGTTATTTTTTGAATTATTCGGTCGGAGGGTTGGCGAACGCATTAGCCTTGGAGATGAAACCATCCGCATCAGCGATGATCATGTTGGCCACCTTGGTCGAGACATCGCGGAAGTTCTGACCTTCCTTGATCAGGTTCTTCGAGAGGAGGAACGCATTCGCTGCCTCAGAATGTGGCTCAAGAATCTGCTCCAGCTTCTCAACCAACGAGAATGACGGTTCCGGCGTCACATTGACCGTCTGGCGCGTCGGAGCGGTCGGAGCGGGCGTTGACGGCGTGGCGAAGTCGGCGGCTTCCTCGGGCGAATATAAACCGGCGACAACTTCAGGTGCGAGCATTCGAATCGCCTTCGAGATGCAGCGCGCACGGAGCATGGCCGACGGATCTTTCTGCCAGCCGCTTCCAGGCTTAGCCGGTAGCAGGCCAGCAACCTTCGCGTCCTCTGTCGTGAATCCGATTTCGCATTCGTTGCCGTCATACTTCCAGACGCCAATCGCAGCGGTCGAATCGAACTGCTTCCAGATTACCTTGCCGCCGCGAGTACGGTATCCGGCGAGCATCGCATCGGAACGCATTGTCAGGGAGCCGTTCACCAAATGGAACTCTCGCTTGAAGTCGAACGGAGTCTTGCGCGTTGCCAGACATTCAAGGGCAATCATGTTGCCTTGCTCGTCCTTCTGGCAATTGAAGACACCGCTTCGCGCAATCCACGATCCTAACTCCTTGACCGCTTCAAGGGAGGTTCCAATGCGGGAGTAAAACTCCGCGCTGTCAGGACTGACCGAAGTCAGTGGTTGCGGTGGGGTCGGGGACGGTACTGCTACCGTCAGTGTGCTGTTGCTGTTCATTTGTATTCGCTGTCTGTTTTGGTTGTTTGCGCTGGTAGGGGTTCACAGCTCCGGTCATTGCTCGACTCTCAAGAATCGCCGCGATGTCGGCTTCCGTGAACAAAATGCGTCGGCCAATTCTCCTGTGCTGGATGCCGTCGGTGCGAACGATACGCCGTAGCGTCTCGCAGCAGATTTGCAGCATCGCGGCTGTTTGTTTGGCGGTATAAACTTTCAAGGTTGAAAAGGGTTGGCAACCGGATGTTCATCAAGGGTGAAAATCCAAAAACCCTGTCGCGAGTTCTCTTCGCGCTCTATTTCCGGTTGCCAAAAATTGGTCATCGTTGCGGATGTAGTGTTGCAGTTGTCTGGAGTCGTGTCAACGGTAAGTTGAAGATTTTTTTCAACGACCGTGCGCTGTCAGCCTGTCGTAGGTTTCCTTCAGGTAGGCTTCCTGCTCCGGCGTTCCGACAACTCCACTTGAGTTGAGAAAACCGACACGCTGATTCATCAGGTGCTTCTTCCGGCCAGCCCAGGTCTTGTCGTCCTCGTCATCGCCACGCCGGATCGTGTACGGACCATGCCCCAGCTCTAGCGTGTAGGTTTCGGCGTTCGGGTTGAACGGCTGCTGCTCCGGTTTTGGCCCGAAACCTTCCCATTCGGAATCGTCGCCACTGGACTCAAGCGATTCCTCGATATCGTTGATCTTCTTGGTCGTGGCTTTCATCATCGCCTCAATCGATCCGAGGCGTTTGTTGATCTTTTCAACGGTGGAGAAGAGGATGTCGATCTTTTGGTCAGTCATAATTTTTCAGGTTTAGTTGCCGGATGAGCTGTTATTTGCGGAAAGGTTGCGGTACTGGGCGAGCAAGTCGTCGATAGATGAATCGGCCACAGGTTCCAGATCAGGTTCTGGTTCGGCTGGTTTATCCTCGTTTACCTTCTGCTTCCTCTTGCGCTGCTTCGCCTTGCGAAGGGCATTGATAGCCTTCCAAAGCTGGGCGATTTCACGCCGGATGTCCGAGAACTTGCGCGACTCAAGATCCTTCTGAGCCTCCTCATCGGTCGGTTTCCAATCGCATCCATGCCAGACCCGCTGGATTCGATCAAACACCAGCACCTGACTCTTGACGTTCCGCATCGAGTTGAACGCTCGATTCGCCTCAGCCACTCCGCCGCCAATCGTCTGGACGATGTAGGCCAGTAACTCCGACTTCTCCAGAATCGTGTCGTGCCTCTTGGGCGGCATGTCTCGGAACGTCGCCCGAAGCGTGGAACCATTTGGAAGGTAACTCATAATAAAAAACAGATAACTATCTTTTGTCCTCTAGTCAACACAAATCTACCAATGGCTATTTCAAGGTTATCCTTGGTCTACCTAGCTCATCTAAAGATAAGCCTCCCCTTTCTAAAAAAGGGGAGAGGCTTATTCCGAAAACGGAATGCTTGCGCGCCGCCTTTGGAGGCGGTGCCGCTTCCGTTTCGGAAATGGATATGTGACGAGTAATCGTCGCATTGTGGGTCATGTGGGCCATTGCGAATGCCCCGCAATCGATCAGAAACGCCCCGTAGAGCGTTCGGAGGTGCGAAAGTGTGTTCGGCTACGGTTTGGCTTGTCGCGACGCTAGAATCGAATCGATGAAATGACATGGGTTTGGATGCGCTAGATTGGCCGACCAGAAAGTTATCTGGATCGGAAAGTTAGATGGACGATTTCGGTTTCATGTCGTCGCGTTCGCCCACCGGATAAATATCGTAATCCTCCGGCAAGTCCTTCGGCACGACCCGAATCCGACCTTGCGTGTACTCGCCAGGGTTGAGGTCTTTGGCCGCTTGCTCCGCTTCCTTGCGCGTGGCAAATATCACCGTTTCGTAAATGACCGTCCTCTGCTTCAAGTCGCTCCAGCCAATCGCCCCGTTTATCTGGACCTTGAAACGCGTCGGCGCGAATTGATTGCGGCTCATGGTTCGACCTGATAGTTGGTGGGTTTGAAATCGACAAGCTGAGGCGACAGATACGGTTTCATCAGTTCCTCAATGGTCTTTTGTCGGGGTGGCGGCTCCGTATTGTCCAACTCCTCAATCGCGCGCTGGAGATAAATCGCGTTGTCCAATGTCTCCTCCAGCGCATGCCGTAGCCACGCGCGGAGAGGAAGCGGATTGTCGCTCACGGTCGTGCCGTACTTCGCAATCCCGCGCATCTGGCGTTCGGCGATTAGCTGGCACACGCGGAGTTCGGTGCCGCTGAGGTAGTTGGCCGGGTCGTTGCTCATGGATAGATTCCTCCAGTACGAATCAGGTTGATGATCAGTTCCGAGTCGTCGATCAGTTGCTGGCGGCGACGCTCGCCCTCGCCTGTCGGATCTACCGAGATGTACGCGCGGACGTAAAACAGCGCGTTCTGAAGGTCGATCAGAGCATCCGACACCTGATCAAGGCGAATGGATGCTTCGAGCAGGATCGGCGACTCTGCTAGAGTGGACAGATGCTCAAGGCGCGCGATGAGTTCCTTAAGACTCGTTTTCCGTACCTCCAATTCCGCGCTGGAAAAACTTTGGCAATCGCTCACGGCAATTTCTCCTCGTCGGGGTTGCCCTCGAACGCGGGACAAATCCTGTCGCCCTGCTCGCGCTCGATGATCAGTTCCAGGATCTGCTCGCCGTTTGCCGCGACGATGGAGCAAATGTGCTTCTCGTCGTCGTAAATGCTCATGGGCGTGGCTTGGTGTTCCTGTACCTCGCCGTTCACGACCGCATTGAAGAGGTCGATGATCGTCTGAGCGTTTGTTTTGCTGCTTATGGTTAGTTTCATTGGTTACTAGGTTTTCAACGGGCGGTGAAAGGGTGGTTTTCGGTGGCAACTGTAAAGGATTGCTTGATAGTTCGATTCTCTAGCTCGCGCATGACGCGTCGGGCGTAGGCGCGCGTGGAGGATTTCTTATGGCCTACCGGCCCACCCTGCCAGATGCGCGCGAGCGATTCGTCGCTGAGGTTCTTGCCGTAGTGCGCGAGATAGGACTGAGCGATAAAGGTGGAAACCGCGCGATTGGTGACTTGAGCGTGCGCGTAATGCGTACCCATGATGCGGTTTACGTCGCGGACCAGGATCGGGCGGATTTGAAGCGCGCCTAGCTCGCCATGACGGCCTTTGGCCTGATCGTTTCCGTTGGATTCGATCTGGATAAGAGCGGATAAGAGCAATGGATGCATGATTTGATTCTCGTTTGCGGTTTATTCGTTCAATTTGCGCGTTTTTCGGATGCGCGCACCCCCGGTTTAACCGATCAGGAATCGTTCGACAAACCTTTCGCCCTGGCAATGACAGCCCGCGCATAGTCCAAATCCTCATCGTCGGCCATTGGATGCGCCAAGCGTTCGAGAGCCGCGAGCATCTCGGGAGCGGAGGCGATTAGGCACGAATTCGATTCGTCTTCGTCACCGTTCTCGTTTTGCAACGCGCAAAAGGCAATCGTCCGTTCGTTTTCGTCGATGATGCCAATATGGCAAGGGCCGGAATGATCGACACGCCAAGGGCCGGGAGTATGGGTTTTCAGGCTGTGGTCGTTCACAGAAACTAATGAAAGAACAATTCGATTCTCAGAAATTGAGCCATAACTTCCTCGCTCGATCAGCCATTTCTCAAATTGAATTGTCGAATCCACAGGGAGTCCGCTTAAAGACAACGCTTCTGCAATGGATTCAGCGTAAACCTCAATCGTTTTGGATTCGATTGTGATTATGTATTGGTTTTTGATCGGATTGTCTGGCGTTGAAGACTCAACCATCCAGTAACTGCTAGGATTTCTTTTCACTCGTTTCCTTTCGCTTTGATTTTTCGTGCAAGACTTTCAGATTCTCCAATCGCTCTCTCAATTACCGGACCAATGCGCGCCCGAATCCATTCGGGCGATTCGCCAGCGTTCGAGAAAATCAATTCGAGAGCGGCGAGCATCTCAGGCGCGGAGGCGATAAGGCGCGCATCCTCGGGCAGGATGTCGCCAGCAATGAATGCGGGAGTCCATTCGCCAGTCTTCGTAACAATGTCCATTCGCAGGCTATCAGGCTTGCGTGAAATGGCGGTTGTGGGAATTGCAAGCCAAGGGCCAGGGGTATGGGTTTTCATTGGATTCTTAGGCTTTCATCTTTCCGGTTTCGATTGCCCATTGGATGCCCAGCGCGGCTTCCTGCTGGTTTTCATCCAGGCGCTTGCCGTCGCAACGGATTTCAGTCGTGATGAATGAGTTCCGACCGTTCGCTCGCTTGACCGCGCGGTGGAATCGCAGGGATGCGCGCACAGCGGTTTCGATTGAGCGGTGGACCGAGACGGTGCCGCCATTGAATGTGTCGTGAAGGGTGAATTTCATGCTTTGGATGGAATGGATTGATTGCGGATAGGTGGCCTACCCTTTGGCACCACGCTTGCGCATGGGGCGCGGAGGGTGGGTCATTCAATCGAGACTAGACCAAAGAGGTTGCAAGGTTGTCTGGCCAGAATAGTGGACCGTGTAGCGCGGAGGATTTGCAACGCCAGTTTCACGCCAAAGGTCTAATTGCTGGCGCGCATAGGCTATCGCGTCGTCCATGGTTTTGGCCCAGCGGACTAGCTGAGGTTTCGCGCCGTTGGCAAGCGCGGTTTGCATTACGTAGTAATTCATAGGTGCGCGGGGTATGGGTTAGACGGTGAAAACATGCGCGTAAGAACCGTCGGGAAGGCAACCGGTGACAAATTGCCTTGCCCAGATGTTTTTCGATGGGTCGGGGCAGATTCCATCCTCCAGGTCCTCTTGGAGGAATTGCGCCACCAGTTGGCGAACGGCTTCCCGGTGGCATTCATCACCGGATAGTTCGTAAGGGTAGGGGATTGTCAAAGTGCCACGCTCGCACGTGGCTTTGATGCGGGAACCTTTGGATTCGGTGGCGGGGAGGTATTTGGTTTGGATAGCTTGCATGGATTGGATTTGTTGATTCGGGAATCTGGATGATTCACCGCCGGAGGCTACCGTTTCCGATAGCGTCTCGCGGGGAATCATGCTAGGTTGAAGAGCTTTCGGAAATCCGCGTAGTCGTGGCACAAGTCGGTCGCGAAGCGGTACACGCCGATGTCCTCCTGTCCGTCGTCTCGTTTGACCGTTACGAATTGCCAGCGTTCATTGGCTAGGATGAAAGGTTCTTCAAAGGAACGGGGGCGGAGGTATTCAAGGACTTTCATTGGATTGGATGCGTGGATTGAGACTTAGAAAGAGCAGCACCCGCAGCATGGAGCATCTTCACAGCGGCCGCGCGCATTACGGGTGCCAGTCCAGCCGGAGGATAGTTTGACGCAGACAAGACCGGAGTTTTCGGGCGTGCGGCCGGTGCAAGCGTTGCAGTCTATGCGCCATGCGCGGTTGCGTTTGGTAACGGTGCCAAGGCCTGAAGGTACGTATTCGTGGCATTGGACACATTGGCCGGGATAACGGTTGGTCATTGGATGCTTTGGATTGGATGCTTTGGATTGAGATTGAAGAGACGCGTCAACCTACCGACGGCCGATAGATTGAAGCGTACCGTCAACCTGCCGTTGTGATGCGTTCCACTCGCTTTGCACCCGTTCCATGTGGCTTGAAACCCACGATGAAGCCACGGTTTCCTTTCGCGCATAAGCGGCATTTGTCACACGATAAACCGTCAACGCGTTGTGCAGGGCAGATGACCACACGGTTGCCATCGGGTGTCGTGAAACGGTCCGCGCTGTCCTGAGGGACAACGGCCGCAACCGGAAGGCCTAGCTTGGCCAATTGGTCCGCATGATTGACGGAATTGGCGGACAGATTGACAACGAAACCGCGCTCGTTCGCCGACCGAATTGCGGACAGGTTGCCAAGCGAGAGTGGTTTATGGGTGTAGGTGAAACCACGCTTTCCAGTGTTGGCGGTTGCAAGTTCATCTAGTGCGGTTGCGTCAATATTGTCACCGACACCCGGTAAATCTCCAGCTTGGTTGTGACGCCACAATTGACCAGCTGGGAAAGTGCGGACCTTGGCAAGGAAGGAAGACCAATCAAAACCGCGCTGTCCGCTTGTCACCTTGCTCCAATGCAGCGCAAGCGGTCCGGAGTCCGCATAACAACCGGATTTCTTGAATGGGCAGGCTTCTGGGCAGGTGGTGGCGGCAGACGTTGACACCGGAATTGGGCCGGTTTTCGCGTTTGAAGAGACAAGGGTTAGGTGAACGTTCATTGGGTTTAGTGATTGGGGGTGAAGCCGAGTGTCGTTTCAAGCAGTCCTTGGGCAATAGCCAGGGCGACGATTGCCAAGGCAATGATCAGGTGTTTGATGCGCTCTCGTTTCATCTGGGGACACTATGGGCCGAAAGCCTCTCAGGTGCAAAATTTATTTTGAAATAATTTTAGAACGGGGCAAAAGGGGCGGATTTGCTGGGGAAAACGAGGGAAAACGACTGGCAACTAGACAGTGTAAAGATGGGGGAAACTTGCCTTGCGGAAGGCTACCTTGGATTGCAAGGTACTGGACATGACAACTCAGCAGTGGACGAAAGCGAAAAGCCTCTACCTCGCCGGGAAAACATGGAAAGCGATTTCAGACGACCTAGGACTGAATCAGTCAACCTTGCTTTCGAAAGCCTCTAGGGAAGGATTGCCCAAGGTGAGGAAGGAGATGCGAAACACCATTTCCCCTAAAGATAATGTTTCCCTAGAAAGCCTCTCTGCTATCGTCCGAAGCAAACTAGCCGCCGATGCCGCTTCAACGCTGGAACGGGTAGACAGTTACGATCTATCGGACCTTAAGGACGAAAGCGTACGCGAAACCATACTGAACAGCGTAGCTAAGAGGTCGGCTCTCGTTTTCGGATGGTCAGAGGCTGGTGAGCAAGCGTCTGTCAGCATCAACTTGCTTGGGTCGATGCCGGATCGGACCTCGGCCGAGGTTGTCGTCCACGGAAGCTCGGACGCGGACACAGTCCGATAATGTATATTATCAGACTATAGGTGGACATTTTGTGTCCTATGGGTCGACGGACAGAAAAGAATTGTTTTCCTAGGGGCTGGCACGGACGGTGACGCCTAGGGGGCGGCCCCCTTTTGGGGGTGGGCTTCGTTTACGATACCCCCCTCAAAAATTTTCCGACCTTTTGACCATGATAAACAAAATCAAAATCGGTCAAACAGTTTCTTTATCCTATGCAGAACGTAAGCTCGCTCATTTTTTGGCGAAGCATAGGAACGGTAACAATCGTTCGTTCAACAAGGTGAACTTGAAGATCAGTTCGGAGGACGCGCATACGGTTGATTTGGAGGGTATGTGTGGCGAGATAGCGTTCTGTAAGCTGTTCAATGTGTATCCTGATTTGGATACGGAGCGTGAGCCGCCGCATCCGCTTTATGACTGTGTGCTATCGAATGGGATGAGGGTGGATGTGAAGACGACGAAGTACGAGAATGGGAAGTTGTTGGTGGATGCGCG